AGACGGAGCATAACCTAGTTGTTCCCAGAGAAAATAAGTTCGTTCCTCAAGATCATATAAAGGAAGATTATCTTGTTCAAAATTATAAAATCCTGAAGCATCATGTTTTTGAACCTGTCCGGTCCAACATCCATAAAGCTTTGTTGCCCCTAAAGTTGTATAAAGATCTGTTTGTGAAAATACCATATTACTACAGTGTGATAATCCAGCGGAATACTAAAGAAAAATCAGAAGTTTTCTTTATACTTGAAAATTGTTTATACGCACAAAGAAAAGATGCCGTACTAGCATCTCCTCTAGGATTCTTCATAAAGAGCCCAATTTCTCTAAGAGCAGCATCTGTACCTCCAGGGTATCCATAATTACCTAAATCATTAAGAGTTCTTTCATCTAAAACTATAGTATATCTCACTGAGGTATTAGACACACGAGTAACATTTTTATGTGGAATTATACCAAAAACTTGATTAGGAAAGTTTGTACCATTTCTTACTTGTGTTGCTGAAACTAGAAGTAATTTTGTGTCCGAACCATAATGAGCTATTGAGGAAATGGGATAGTCCAATTTAAATACTGAACTGGAAACTGCTTGAACAGCACAGACTCCAAATTGAAATCTTTCTAGTTGATAATCTGTAATTCTTTGGGAACCTGATAGTGTAAAAAGATACGATAATCCCACTCCGAATCCGGAGACTATAACATTTTTCTCGTCTAAAAGAATTTCTTCTTGTCCCGAGGGAAAAAGTTTTACGATTTGTAAATGTCCTTTTGGTTGTAGTTCTTCGAAAAAATTCATACTAGAATATAAGAGTCCAATTTATGTTAATAGCTTTATTCTGAAAGTCAAAAGCTCCAGAAATAGCAGGAACTATAGATGTGTCATCAGTTATGTATGTTATATCTTGATTGAATGTCTTTTTTGCAAAAAGTCTATATTTTCTAGGATTAATATATCTATTGAAACTGTAGGGAGGAGTTTGACCACTTTCTAATAAGGACTTCATATCCAGAGTCCATAAACCAATATGATAAATTCCTCCATAAAGTGCAGCTAATCCAGCGTCCCCTCCGGATAAAGTTACATGATAACCTACTCTTCCTGTTGAAGAAAAATTAGATAATGCAAATATAGATAATCCTGAAATATTAGTTACAGCGGAACCTCCAAATTGTAATCCTTGAACCACACTAGAAGACATCATTGTAACGTATCCAGAGTAATCCATAGATCCTACTTTGTTAAAGGTTCCTCTATAAACTCCACTAACTATAACTGAATCTATATTGGACGGACTAGAAAGTATTCTCCAGGCTATTCCTATATTAGGGGGATAAGTACCTGGACTTACTCCTGTTCCAAATGGTTCTAATCCTCCTATTTCGTCTAAAGACTGAAGAGAATTAAGATTTTGTCCAACATCATTTCCAACAATAAATGACGCTAATCCGGGGAAAACAGCAGTGTTTTTAGTTTCCAGTCTTGTATCTATAGGATCTGGATATTTAGGTAATAATTTATATGGGGCAAGAGCGAAACCAGCAGATGAAAATATAAAAGGCATTGCTGACCCATGATAACTACTCAATGATGCCGACTCATAAGAAGCTACTCTGACACCAGTTGGAGTAAGTGGAAGAAGAAGATTAAAGTATAATCCATGGGCATGAGTTCTATAACCATCAGAATCTTTACCAAAAGAAACAGCCTGAATTGTGTAATTAGAAGCATCTAAAATTGCTGATGCTGAAGGAATAGCTGATAAGCTTGGAGAAATTGTTAGCATGTCACAAATAGTTTCTCCGGCTCCATCTACCAATAAATTATTTTCCGAGAATTCACTTAGTAAATTCTCATTTTCAAAATATTGTAAAATTACTATTCCTTTCATTTTAATTAGTTATATTTATATTCGTAAATTCTTTAGATTCTGGATCTCTAGTTCCCTCCCAAGTTCCTAAAATTCTATAGTTCCCTCTACCCTTTTTTCTATATTCTCCTGCTTCCGGAACGGAATCTACATAATTTCTAAATGCGTGATCTTCTGTATATTTTTTGAATTCTAAAAGAATATTAAGTAAATCATTTTCTGTAACAGGAACAGAACTAACAGGACAATAAGGATAAAATGGTCTTCCTACGAACGTACCCCAATCAACTTTATACTTAGCTCTGTTATTTAAAGATAAATCTACTAAATCTACATGATCCAAGATAAGAAGTTTATCTCTATGTTCTGTTCTTGGGAGCATAAAAATTTCTATAATATAATCCTGAGTTGGCCTATGTAATTGTCCGATATCTCTAGCATATTCATATGAAAGTTCTTGATTGAGATTACAGGTATGAAAATTTACTTCAAAAGTTTTAAAATCTTTTTCCGTAACAGTTAAAAGAGGATTGATCCTAGAATTTCCAAAAATTAAATTTATACAGTTAAATTTTCTTATTCCGGATACTTGACCTACTTCTCTTCTTTCTACTGGAAATTTATGAATATGTGTCCATTCGTTGATAACTCTATCTTGTGTCACAGAACTTACATGTGTTTGTGACCAAGAATTATCCTTATTAAAGTTCCAAAACTTATTATTTTCTGTATTAGTATGAATCCAAACCCCTAAATCTACTCCTCCAAAGTACTCTCCAGTATCGTTTATAGCTAAAGATTTTACTGTAAACTTGAATTCATGATCAGGGATCAATAAATTTTTAGTTAAAGGTTCAGTTGGGTAAGTTGGTCCTCTTAGTTGATATCTGATTCTCGGTAAAGATTCTATATTTCTCATAAGAAGCATAGTATTGTCTACAAAATAAGAATTTTGTAAAGTATTTGTAACAGGAGCTATTTTAACAAATGCAAAATAATTATTTCTAGAAGCAGTATTAGGCATTACTAAATCTACTCCACTGTAAACAGATTGATTTCTATATTCTCCGTAAGAGATTCCAATAGCTGGAATACTAGACACCAAAATAGAAGATATACTAGATGTAAAAGTAGTTCCGTTAAATCCTGAAACGAACATATTAGTTCTATCTAAATAAATAATTTGATTAATAGCTGACGCTTCGTATTGAGGAGATGTAGTAAGCAAATTACCTGGCTTATAAAAATCAGAATTTTCTAGAATAGAACCATAAGTGTGTGCAAAAATATTAGGACCATTTTCTATAAACTTTCTAGGATTCAGACTATGTTTTAGAAATGTTGAGTAGAAATAATTGTTTAGTTGATGAATTCCTTTCCCAAATTGAAATCTTAAATAATCTTCTCTAGATGAAGGAAATTCTGTATCTAATATTTCTGTAGCTGAATTAGCATAACTTTTATAAACATTCTTCCACAAAAAGTCTTTTTGAAGATTTGAGAGTGAGGGAAATAGAGTTTTCTCCGCAAGAATATATTTAGACTCTTCTTTAAGTTTATGCGCTACAGTCCATAAAGGGGGAATTTGATCTCTATCAACATAATAATCTATTCCACTTCCTACAGCAGATAACCCTCTACAGGGGAAAGTAGCACTTGCAGCAACCCCAGAAAAAACAGCAGACGAGTTAAGATTCACACAAAAACTGTAAACATCTGGAATGGCACTAAAATTATTTATATGCATGAATCTTCCAGCAGAAGGAATGTACCCTAAGGGAAGAAATCCTAAAGACGAAGGTAAAGACTTTTCTAGAGTAGATAAATCCCAAGATATAGGCATATTGAATCCGTCTCTTGTGTAAAAATCAGCTTGATTATACCCAAATCTAAAATTTCTTCTTACAAAAGCATTACGTAATCTTAAAACAACTGCCGATCCTGAAAAAGGAGGATCTGTAATGGAATCTACAAATTCTCTTCCAAATGTAGAAGACGGATATAAATCTCTTGTTGAAACACCACTAAGTTCTGAATTTGTAAAAGCTTTTGTATATCTATCTTCAACAAATTCTTGAAATTCAGGATTTGGTGAAATGGGAGGTTGATAGTATCCATCATTGTATTTTCTTCCTAAAATCATGGCAGAAAAATCTATAGGAATGAATACATCAATAGCACTAGCAACTACTTGAATATCTGGAATAGAGTGGGCAGGAGAAAATTCATTTACTGCTCTAGAAGCTTCCCTAACAGCTTGAAATGAATCATATTCAAATGTAGCTTTAGTGAAGTCAAAATCCGAGGAGTTAAGAAGTAATTTGAAATGAGAAGATTTATTAGACCAGAAATCCAAAGCTTCTGTTCTTTTATCTGATAATCTATTTAAAACATATGTCCAATTAGCAGGAACTTGTACGGATGATGTAAAAAATAACCATCCGTTTCCCATTCTAAGATCATCATATGCTTCTAAGGTATTTTCTAAAATATATTTACGAACTTCTAAAGCAAATTCTTCTCTAACACCAAAACAAACAAGAAGATCTGCTAATTTGTCTACTAATTCGTCTGTTAAATCAGCATTAACATAATAAGGATATTCTTCCCATGGAGGAATAGGATAATTTCTTCCTCTATAATTGAACACGAAAGAAGATGTTCCTACTGGAAATCTCTTTCCGCCAAGGGAAAAGTTATCTGGATAATCTAAAACTAATGTGTAAATTATAGCATCTGTAGCAAAACGAATATTTTCATCCATGCTACTAGTGGAATATCCATTTACACCTAGTCTAGCTGCTAATTGATTTGTCCATGTTTTAAAAGATTCTAGTGCTGAAGACTCTGTAGCAAGGGAATAATAAATTAAATTAGGAATATAAGATTCCCAAAGTTCTTTAATTTCTGGTTCTATGTTGAAAACATCTTCTGAAAACATAGAGTCTACAGCTAATTGAATTGACACCTTAGTTCCTGATTTTTTATAAATATCAACTGCATTTACTAACTGTAGTCTCCATCTATTCGGATCGAAACCGAATAAGCTCCATCCTATTAAGTTTGCTAATTCTGGAAGAAGCTCATCTGGACACTGTTCTAAATCATATAAAATAGATAACTTATCAGAATCATCTTGTATCCTAGAAAATCCATAAGAAAATGCTTTTATTAGTCTAGAAAATGGACCTTTAAGAACTTCTGTAGTAATTTTTGTTTGCGTATTTAAATATGTTTCAAATGCGGATCTTACTTTAAAATTTCTTCTATCGATAAATAAAGGAGAATACAGAATATCTGTAAGGGTTTGTAGATGTTCAAGAGGTTGTATTCCACTTACATAAGAAAGATTAGCTGAAGTTTGAATATAAGATTGAGGTAAATAATCTGGTGGAATTAAATTTAAATTTCTGAATGTTGAACATGTAGAATAATTTTTCCATAGATATTCTTCTAGAAGCTTTATAGAATCATTTAGAAAAATTGTCTTTCCTATAAAAACTTTTGAAAGCAGATTCACAATAGCAGAAGATGGGGAAAATGCTAAATTTCCGTGTCCGCTAGTGTTTAAAAAATAGAGCCAGGAAAGATTTTGAATTAGAAATAAATGAGCATTGGGATGCCCTACAAAAGATAATGTTGGAGAATTTACTTTTGTCCCGGGAACAAATGTTCCTGATAAGTAATTATAAAATTCTGCTGATGTACCAAAATCTTTAAATGATTTCCCTAGGGGAATAAGAATTTTCTTTTCAAAGTTATCCGGAGTTAATTCGCTAAGATCGTTCTGTATAATAAAATAATTAGCTATTCCAGAAATACTATCAATAGAGGAATAAACAGTACCTGTGATTGGATTTATCGGTAGAATAGAAGAGATATTATTAGCTAGAACTAAATGGCTATTCAGTAATTGATCAATTGGATCTACATACTTACCCGATAAAGTATAATCTTCTTCAAAATACACTTTAGGAATAAGATACTCGATACCTTGGAATAGGTTTGTAGAATGATAATTTCTAGATTCCGGACCAAATATCTTAGGGGATGTCATTTTAAATTAAAATACAGTTAAGAGTTAAATTATTTAACTGAATTATTTCATTGAAGTCTATAGTTATGATTTGATTATAATTATCTACAGTAGCAAATCTAATTTCAGAGACATCAAATAAAGTTCTAATTAAATTATTTGCTATAAGAGATTTTCCAAAATCATTATTGTCAACATTGAAATAGGCTAATATTTTATCTCTAGCTTTAAGTTTAATAAGTTCTTCATTTCCTTGATATTTCTTTTCTATTCTTAATGTTATAACTAGATCTACTGTCCTAATTAATCCGTCTACTACTACGATTTCATCAGTAAGCATCTTCTTTTCAGCAATAGCATCTAGAAGTTGTTTTTTGAATGTTGGTGTGGCTTTTCTAAGTTGTGAAGTAGATGCTTTCTCTAAAACGTAAACATCAATAATGTTAGCTGATCCGTAAGCTCGTCTAACAGAAGCAGTAGCCTTTCCAGTAGATCCATATTGAGAAATAAAAGAATTTGCAAAAGTTCTAAAATCCTCTATCGTAACAATTCTATCCTGTCTACGAAAAGTAAGAGGAGCATATCGTTTAGCGTGTTCTACAGTTTCCGCATCTGCTCCTCCTGTTCCTTGGGAGGTATTTTCTAAAGTTCCATTAACAGATACTGATCCAGGCATTTTGGTTAGTGTAGCAGGAGTATTTAAAATTTCTTTCTGAATATTTCCCCTAGTTCCTCCTCCTACTCTGTAAAAAATAGTATAAGTATCCCCCACAGAAGGACTTAAACCTAAAGTATCGTCTCCAAATACTACAGTAGCAGCAAAATCATCATTAGAAATTAGTTGAAAGACTTTACTATTGGAACCAGAAGCAAAGAAAACATTTTCTACTTGAGAGTATACTCCACTTGTTCCGGTTCCACCATTTACAAATACTTGAACACTTTGTTCCACAACAGGAGACCTAGATAGAGTTATATTTTTTATTGAATCTGGGGAAGTAAATGTTCCCTGTTCTTTAACAAATGCTCCCTCTAAAAGAACTAAATTATCAAATACTCTAGCAGATCCACTCAAAGAAATAAAGTCAGTAGCTTCTGTTAGATACAAAAGAATACTTCCGTCAGAATTTGCTAAATCTACTAATCCATTGGTTGCTACTTTATAAAGAGTATAAGTAAGTGCTCCTCCATCCTCAGGAGAAGTTATTTGTTTAACTCTATTAGAAAATGCTATTTCAACATAATCCGAAGAAACTGACCAGGGAGTCGTATCCAAAATTATTTTTGCATTAGCAGCAGCAGAAATCGGACCTTTCATTCTTACTCCGATTAGCTCTAAAAGTTTTTTAATGTTATTTCTATTTCTAGAAGTTCGAATAAGAACTTCGTTTGCCAAAAGATCTGATTTAAGGGACGTTACTGCTCCCATATACGCTACTAATTCCAGTAGCATTATTCCCAAATCAGATTCGGCAAAGTTATTATAATCTAAGGGATAAACAGATTTAACATATTCAATCAAAGCATTTTTGAGAGAATAAAAATCATTAGCAGTATAATTGATTAAATCAGACCGTTTTTCTTCCGGCACTGAAACTAATTTCAAAAAGTCAGAATTTACTGTACCCGAAAATACCATTATACTATATCCAACCCAAACTCAAATAAAGAATCTTCTACGTTTCTAAGTTTACAAGTTAAAATTATTTTTATAGCTTGTAAACCTTCTAATCCATAACTATCTAGAGAATTTAAATTCAACTTAAGAATCTCTACACCTGGAGTATACTTTGTAATAGTTGTGATGATATTGGATTTAATTTCCAAGAAAGTAGCCTCATCTATTGGCTCAAAAAGATATTTTTTTAGGCCGCATCCGAAATTGGGAAGCATAACCCTTTCTCCCTTTTCAGTAAGTAAAGCCTGTTTTAACATTGACTTAACTAAACTTATACCCGTTTCTTTAGAAAAGTAGCCTCTATTTACAGGAAGTTTACCTATTGGATATTGAATTCCAATAATTTTTCTGGATCGAGAAGAAATTTCTTCTTTTTGTGAGGGGGAAAGAGTTTTCCCTATTTGAGTTACAGTTTGACTAAATATCATTTTTTACACCACACAAGGAAAAAATCCTACTTGATTAGCATATGTACAGAATTTATCTCTTATTGCTTTATAGAATGTTGTATATCCAGAATAATCAAAACAATCCCCTGTTCCCGGAGGAAGGACAACTCCTGTACTACATCTGGGTCCAAACCAACAATAAGACGAAAGTGCTGGTGTAAAACAACTAGGAAACGTCCCCAAAAGTAATCTAGTTGTAGATACTGTCAAATCTAATGCCTGAACATGAGTAAATCCCCATTGATTAAAATAGGCTGATACAGCAGTAGAAGATAATCCCCAGAATCTAGCTGTAAAGTACGAGACCTCGCCAAGTGGATTAAGTAACCCAACTTGAAGATCTTGTTCCGCTAATAATTCTGGTTGTATAGTAAAAGATCCAGTTACTACAAATTCAGAAGCGTAATTATTTCTAATTGCTGAAAGAGGTATAGCACATGTAGCATAATTTACTACAAATCCAGAAACTACATCCTCATCTATTTCCCCTGCAAAATTACCTAATTGATAGCGCGGAGAATATTTAGGAGTAATAGTTAATGGATGATTTGTTGGAGGATCATAACCTTCTGCTTCTCCATCACCATCTGAATCTATAAAATTAGTTTTTATCTTAAGAACTTTTAACCATGACGGTTTATAGCCATAATTTATAGCAAGACTAGTCAATGAATGATAAGCTTCTTCCATTCTAATTGTACCGTCGGAATGAAAAATTCCTACAGTACCGCCAACATATACCGTAGCATCAGTATTAGGAGCAAAAGCTTGAAAAATATTCCATCCTAGCCCACTAGCTAGATTCCATCTATACCAGTCAGCGTGAGAGTTGGATCCTATAGCTTTAGCCCCCTCTGTGAAAAAAATTGGAACATTTATATCGTATGCTCCAGATAAAGATAAATCTACAAGCAAGGATCTGGCTTTATCAAAATCTGTATACGGATGTGTAGTAATTAAATTAGCTCCAGATTCAATATACACATCTGTAAGTTTAGAAAATTCTGCTGTTAAGCCTTCAGCACCAACAACATTATGCCACGGAAGATACTGAGTCATTCCAATAGCTATTCTTCTATTTGGAGTTCTATCAAAAGCAGATAATGCTGATACAGATTTTACGAAGTTAGCGGATGAAAAAAGGTCAAATTTCATTTCATTTCCCACTTCGTAAGCTATAGTTGCTTGACTACCAGAAACATATCTACATACAGAACTTATATAATTTCTTCCAGAAGTATCCCCAAATGCATTATTTAATCCTAAAGACGAATCTGGATAATAATGCCAATGAAGAACATCATTATACTCATCTCCAATAGTTGGAATTCCTAGTAAAGATAGTCCGTCGTATAGCACCCACACACAATACATTGTATTATTCTCTAGTGCTCTAACTAGTTGTCTTAAAGTAGTGATAAAATAATTAGTTTCTGGAGGATCATTTTTAAAGTGATTCCAAACATAGAAATCAATAAATATTCTTACATTATTAACTCCAGATTGTCTTAATATTCTTAATTGTTCGTCTACAGAAATTGGATCAAAATATCTCCAAAAAGCTATAGTTCCATCCATTCCTTTGTATTGAATAGGATCATTAACTAAAACTCTGCTTCCTCCGGGCAATCTTTCTGGAAAATCTGGAAAGAAATTAAATCCCCTTGAATTTGTAAAGAATTTTACTGGTTTAGTAGCCATTCTACGGTTCCCATTCTCCCATATTTATCGGATCCCAATTATCTATTGAAGTATCTATATTAGTGAACAAATCTCGATGAGAGCTATAATTAGTAACAATTTCTCCTTGTGAAAGAGGTTTGTTATAAAACTTAGTTCCCCCTAGGAATCCTCGTAATCCACTTCTAACTCCAGCGTGACCTACTCCCATAAAGTTTCCTATAGAGGAAGCTCCATCTGTATATCCCCCGCCCAAAATCCATGGAGTAAAGTATTTATTCAATTTAGGCCCTAAATTTGTATCTCCATAGGTAAATGAATTACGTTTAAAGAAATTAGGAACCCTAGGTGGTTCATTTGGTAAAACTCCAAAGACATCTGGAATAGAAGAGGTTCCCATCAATTTTGAGTTTAAATAAACAGAAACAGAATTATTTGGAGGATCTACTACTACATCTAAGAGTCCCCACTCATTAGCCAGGAATTCAAACTTTTCTCCGCCTTCTCCAGCATCAGATACGGACATAGTCCATCCATGATAAGATGGAGTTGATCCACAGCCATAAGAATCTACGTTTGTATTATTAGTAAAAGCTATAGAAGAAGCAGAAATAGATTGCGTTGGGGCTATTACAAAATTCAAAGCGTAAACTGGATCTTGATCTAAATGAGAATTTGTAGGATATTGATTCTTAGTAAATCTAACATCTCTAGTAAATCCCATTACCATTCCCCTAACAAAAGTTTCTCCTTGAACTGATTTAACATTAACTATACTTGTAGTTGCTTGTATTGTATCAGCTATTCCAAAATTTTCACACCCTAAAATTAATCTGTAGAGAGAAGATGCGTCTGATTCTGTATATCCCCAAGTATACCAATCATTTAATTTAGGCATATGAATCCATGTTTCAAATGTTGCACCCCGATTGGAATACATCCAATCCTGAAATTCTGCTGTATCGGGTAACTTAACATAACTTGCGTATCCCGATACGTGATTAGGAGTAGATCCACTAGAATGTTTAGTAATTCCTCCTAAATAAACAGATCCCACACCAGCAGGAAATACGTATTCCGGAGAATTAGCTACAAGTTGAGAATAATTTATTCCTAAATCGTTAGCACAATTTGTGATTCTGAATTGTGTAGATGAGGGGACATCTATAAAAGTCTCTAAATAATTATACGCAGCAAAGAGTCCATCAATAATAATTTTATCAGAGAGATCCAAATAAAGTCCGTCTGTAGTTGAAACTCCATAACCATCGTAAATTATACCCGCTGCCCCTATTTCAGGAACAATTAAAAATTCTAGAGATTGATTATTTTCATTATTAGAATTAACTACAAACTTAGCTTGTAGAGGAAGAACTACTCCAGAAACTTCATCTTGATCAAGAATTAATTTCTTTTGTTTAACAAGATCTATTCCAAAATTAAAGTCCTGAAGATAAGAAAAATCATTTATTGGAATTTCTCCGGGGGAGAAAATAGCTCTATTGGAATAAATAGCAGGAGCTTTTACAGCTATTTCTATTTGTTTCTTTCTACGTCTAACTTTATCTTCATGATACGAAGATTCGGAGATAATAGATTGTCTAAAATTAACTTTTAAAGCATTTGACGCTGTATCGTCTGATTCAATCTCTTCTGCTTGTCGTGAAAGATCCTGAATTCTTTTATTTTTTTGTCCTAGGATTTGTTGCAGAAAATGATCTTTATCATAGAATCTTTGAAGAAATTGACTATCGTCCATTATACTTGGGTCAAATATAGTGGATAAATAGTCATTAAAAACCTTATTGGAAACTGCAACACCTTTACCTCCAATATTTGGATCGTATTCGAACTTCCACTTATGTTCATTTTTGATTGTTAATTTAGAAGTTCCAATCTTGTTTAAAACTTTAATTACACCAGACGGAGATTGAGAATCATAATAAAGACCATCTACAGAGAGTAAAAACTGACCTTTCTTTGATCTCGGCGGACCAAATACTAATCTAATAAGTTCTTTTTCAATTTCTGCATCTCTATCGACTCCAATTCTAAATCCTGTGTCCTTAAGAAGATTTCTTGCACTTTCTGTAAAGGCTGGCTCTAAATCAGGATTTGCTTCTCTATCAGAAATAATTCCATTAATATTTCTAAGAAGACTATCTGTTTTGATTATAAAATTTCCAGCCTCTTGAAGTCTTCTTTTATTTTGTTCATACTCATTTTCAAAAAGTCTTCTAAAAGCATCTGGATTAGTAGTTGCTAGTTCTTGTTTTCTTACAGATGCTAAGCCTCCAGTGTAGTCCAGATATTGTTTATAGGTTCCAAAGCAATCTATAATATTGTTAATTTGAGCTTGAGTAGCTTGGTAATTAGTGTATAAACGACCTCCAAATGCAGCAGCAGCATTAACAAATCCTAGAAGTTGATTAAGAACTCCTCCTTCGTCTGAATCCATTCCAAATTTGGAAGTATCTGATACAAATCTAAAAACTCCTTCTTCTGTATCATATTCAATGATTCCAGTTAGCCCAAGAGTATACTTAACAATTTTCTTTAATACTTCATCTGCCGCATCTCTTCCATTTTCAGAAGCTGTAGCCATCTCCATAAGGACTGGAGTAGGAAGTAATCTAAGAATATCTGCTCCTAGATTTAACATGCATTGGGGCATTCCAAATGCACTCCCCAAGGCTAGAATTCCATTCTGCCCACGTCCTGTTATAGCGAGGTACGTGCGGATATCAAAGACGGCCAACTAAGGGTTTCTCCTTATATATTCTAAAGTTTCTATATTACTCCCCATAATTATTTAATTTTCTATCCTGTAAATTAACATTGGCAGGACTAGCAGAAACTCTGCTTCCTTTATTTAGATCCAATCTTCCTCCAGATAAATGTGCAGTAGAATCTCCCCCAATGTTAGTATCGACTCCTTGAATATTAACTGTAGTTCCGGCCTTCAAGTTCAAGGCTCCACCAGCTTCTATAGAGATATTTCCATCAGCTTTTACATCTATAGTTGCAGCTTTTATTTTCAATGCCCCATCAGCCCATATAGTCACTGGGCCAGCGGAATCTATTTGGATTAAACCGTCCACTCCCAGTGCATCTATATAAATTTTTCCTGTAGTCCCCTTTGCTGTAATGTTTATATCCTTGTAGTGAGAATTCATATTAACATTACCATATTGTTCAGCAAATGCTGGATCTCTATAAATTCCTGTAGAGGCGTTCTCTATAGTAATTTCTCTTCCA